ATCTCGGCCGCGATCGCCGGAGCCACGCCGGACCAGCTCATCGCCATGAAGAAAGTGGACGATGACTTCGCGGCGCAGATGAAGCAGATGGGCTTCGCCGACGCGGAAGAGATGGAGCAGATTTTCGCGGGCGATCGGGCGAGCGCCAGAGTGCGCGAAGAAATCGTGCGCGACAAAACGCCGCGTATCCTCGCCTATGGGATCTGTCTCCTGGTGTTCACTGGGGAGTTTCTCTACTTCCACTACGGCGCGCCGCCCAACGTTTCCCCGGAGCTCGTCGGCAGAATTTTAGGGACGCTCGACTCCGCGCTGATGCTGGTGTTGAGCTACTACTTCGGATCGAGCGCCGGCAGCGCGAAAAAAGACGAGACCATCCAGGGCCTCTCGCAGAAGTAGATGGACTCCGAGCAAGCCTTATACGTCTGGCTCTTGTTTCACCTGGGGGTGCTCTTGCAGATTCTGTGTCAGGCGCGCGGCTCGATTGCGGCCAGTTCGAACTCGATCAAGAGTTTCCGGGTGTGGTGGCAGTACAACGTGCGCGACCTGGGCTGGCGGCTGTTCTTCGATGGGCTGTGGTTTGCAGTGTGGCTGGTAGGGCCGCATTTTCTGGGCGAAGCAGCGGCGCGTCTGATTCCGCCCGCCTCGTACGCAGTCGCACCGTGGATCGGTCTTTCTGCCGACCGCTTCACACACTCACTCGGATTCATTCTGCGCTTCACCACGCTAGAGATGTCCCACGTGGCCCCACCGGAGCCGAAAGCCAATGCCGATCACTAACCTCAAGGACCAGCTCCGCCGCGACGAGAATTCCCGCGCCTCCGTCTACCCGGACTCTCTCGGGTTCTGGACGATCGGCATCGGCATCTGTGTGGACTCCCGCAAGAACTGCGGACTCTTCCCGGAAGAAATTGATTTCATTTTCGAAAACCGCGTAAAGAAAAACGAAGCTGCGCTCTCGGCCGAGTTCCCCTGGACGGATGCGCTCGACGAGGTGCGGCGTGGGGCACTGCTTAACATGGTTTTTGAAATGGGGCTGCGCGGCCTGGGCGACTTCCATCAATTCCTGGCGGCGCTCGAAGCGAAAAATTACTCGGCTGCGGCCGTGGCTATGCTCGATTCTCTGTGGGCGCGTAGCCAATCCCCCGCCCGCGCCCAGCGACTCTCTCAGCAGATCCTTACAGGCGTTTGGCAATAGCCCACGCTGGTTGATGTTTGAGCGGGTCTGGAAAATCCTCGATCGCTACTATCCGCCGAAGCCCTAGACCGCGGGGTTGAGCCGTCGCGGCGGCGGCAACACTTCCGGCTCGGGCAGCACGTGGTCGAGCTCCAGGTCCGAGATGCGGCCTTCGTGCTCGATGATCAACTCAAACATCTGCTGAAACGCCGCGTGCACATCGGGGCGCTGCGTGCCGGTCAGTTTCGCGATCATCTCAAACGCCGCGAAGTTGAAAAAGTCCGGCTCGGGTGGTCCAGGGCGGATCGCGAGCACCATGGTGCAACTCGGGCAGATGTAGATCACCGGGGCGGAGGCCTTGCGGCGCGGCTTCATCCCTGCGGTCTGGCAGAACATGAAAACCGCGAGCGCTTTGTCCGAGACTTCGATGGGTGCTCCACAGCGGCGGCAGCAGGTTCGTTCACGAGCAGGCATCGTTTGTAATCCCCCTCGCACGGCATGCTAGCACAGTGCTAGCACGCGATTGACGGGGTTTTGGGGGTTGGGTGGCTGGACTCAGGGTAGGCAACAGCCGGAAGGCTCACCACACCTTATGCCCTCTGTAAACGAAGTGCGGGATGCCGGCATTTACGCGATAAAAGCCGGTGTTGCCATCGGCGCCGGCGACGAGGCAAACCAGAACCGCGGCGAGCGCGGCTGCAGCCAGAAGCGGAGCACGTTTGTGCATGTCGCGACTTTACCATGGTTACTTCGGTTTGGCCGGATTCGCGTTCTCTGTGGCCGGTCGGACATGGCCGAAAGTAAAGTGAGTTCGATGGCTCCCGTTCTCCCATTCCGCAAACCGACGCCGAAACGCAAGGAAGAGCGCCCGAAGGCCGCATGACCCCGACGAAGATTCAATCCAGTCTGCCGCGCTACAAATGCCACAAGGAAGTTCGCGCGGTGAAGATCGCCGCAATTGAATTTGCGCCGCTGCCTGAATTTAAGGGTGCCCTTTGTCGAGGCTCGCAGGCATTCGGCACTGCGTGCGGGCAGTGCGAGCGGTGTAAGTGGTACCAAGCCCATCCGGGCCCGAGAAATGCTGTCATCACACCGGACATCACGCCGGAAGGCTTTGAGCTTCCATCGTTTGTGGTGAGCGGGGAATTTATGTCGAAGCACAAGCCCGTCGCCGGTGGCTACTTCGTTGTGTACGAGGATGGTTATGAATCCTTCTCGCCCGCGCAGGCCTTCGAGGAAGGCTACACACTGATCGCATGAGCTCCGCCGCCCACGCCGCGCTGCCCGCCCGCAAGCCGCCCCAGTCGGAGCGCCGCGCCCGGCCGAAGACACCGACCACCGTTGCCGAGCTCTACGCCCGCTACGAAGAACTGGGCGCGCAGGCGAAGGCGCTCTACGACCAGAAAGACGCCACACTGAAAAAGCTGGTCCGGGCCTGGAAGAAAGATCGCCGCGCGAAGGTGGACGACAAGCACTACCTCGAAATCGAAGACAAGTTCCGCGGCGAGATTAAAGCCTTCGCGCCTGGTTTCGCGCATCGCTACAACCTGAAGCTGCGCACGATCGAAGACGCCTCGTAGTTTTTCCCCGTTTTTCCCCGCCTTCGCTTTTTTCGCACTCTTCCACAGCTTTTCGCACTCTTCCCGCTGTCGCACATGGCAATGCTTTTGCTTTTCCCTTCTTGGAAAACAGGGGGGGTGGGGGCGTGTCGCCCCCACTAAGAATTTGCAGTACAGATTCCGCGCGTGTGTGTGGTTTCGATCTGATGGGATCTGGGGCGCGGCTCCGACTTGCCTTTGATGTTCGACGGCGGCTTCGAACGTTCCTGCGGCGAGGTGCTCCCCAATCTTTCTATCTAGTATTGAATTCTCTTAAAGCTTCTTTGGTGTGCAAAGTGAACAGGGTCCATGCGCAAAATGACACCGGTTGCAAAATGACACCGGTAGCAAAGTGAACAGGGTTGTGGAAAACCTGAGTGGCGAGTTAGGCCCGGACGCGCAGATTTCCATTGACGCCGTAACAGTGTTACGGCTATGGTTGCGGCCATGGCTACGCGAAGATGTGCTGCTGACGATTGTGGGAATGAGTTCACGCCCAACGTTCCTGAGCAGAAGTTCTGCTCACGAAGGTGCAACAATCGAATTCGCGTCCGACGTCACCGTGAGCGCGAACGCCACAAAGACCTTCCTCCAGATGGCGGCGGCCCGGACGGCGGAGGACTCTTCGCCACCATTGGCGGGGCTGTCGAGTACGCACCAGACGGCTCTGCGTCCGATAAGAACAAGTATTCTGTAAAGTCGGCGCCCGCCAAAAAGCAGCCAGTTCCAGTTCACCCCGAACCCCAGCGGAGCCATACGAATGCGGCTTAGCGCGTTTGTTCGGAATTTGGAACGCCGCTTCGTCCCAGCGTTCCTCGTGAGTCCCACTCTGTACAATCCGCTGCCCTTTGGCGGAGGAACGACTGGCCCGCTCCACACTCTCCAGCCGGGTGATGGCTCGGCTAGAGATAGCCGAACTGCGCGAGGCGAATCCTCATCTGCAGGACGATTACCGCATCGCCTGGATCACCGTGCTGAATGCCGCGCAAGGCGTGCCAGAGCCGCACGTCGCTGCGAGCTACGCGGTTCTCGGCCTGCATCCCTTGAAAGTTTGGCCCGCGATCGTCGAGCGCCGCAAAGCGCTGCTCGGGCCGTTGTACGTGGACGAGAGTCTGCCGCCGAAAAAGCCCGCCGAATCGGTGCGCATCGAGCACGAATTCTCCGAGCGGGTGGTTGGGTGGGAGGAGTTCAGTAGCAAAGAAACACGGCGCGAAATTGTAGAGATTCCGCGCCGCTGGAAGAGCGTTGAAGAGCCCGGAATGGCAACCTCAACAGCCAGAGCATATAGCAATTCGGCAAGCCGGAAAAGTGAAAATCCTTCACTTTTCTCCGTGCGCCAACTCGTTGAATCTTCTACCTGGCCCGCCGAATACCGGGCTCTCCTGCTGGCCATGCTGCAGAAGAACCAGTTCGGCACCGAGTTGTGGTACTCCCAGCTCAACCTCTCCCGGGATCTCGGCAAGAGCTACTCGACCGTGCGCCGGATGATGCGCCGGCTGCGCGAGGGGCACCACTTCGGCAAGAAGAACGTCGTGCACTGCCCCGCGGTGCTCGAGAAAACCATCGACCCGAACATGCGGCCCAATGGCGAACTGCGCCGCTCGACCACCTACCGGCTGCACCGGCAAAACCTGAATCAGCGGCCCACGCCGGAAGAAATCAGGGAGCGTTCCGTCGGCGCGTTTTGCCCGCTGCCTGCGCGGCCCGATCGTCCGATTCCGCCTTCGCCTTCACCCACGCCAGTCCGGCCCGAGCATCGCAGCTCCCAACGCGAGGCCAGGCCGCAAGTGAAGCTCGCCAAATCGGAAACATCAAAGCTCGTCGCGAATGTGCTGGAGTTGATGAAGGGGCGAACCACGAGCGGATCCCGATTCGAAGGCATGGGCGGAAATCTCTCGCCGGGCGATCCTGGCTATCGCGCGCCCATGAATTTCCGCGCCGCCCTCGAGGCCGTTTGCGAAGCCTGGAAACGCACGCCGGAATCGGTGCTCGAGGCGCTCAAGTTCTGGGGCTACAAGTTCGAAGAGTCCGAAGGCCCCTGAAGTAAAAAAGCAAACGGCGCGGCATCGCAGCAGCCCGCGCCGTCAACTCATAACCTGTTGTAGCCCGCCTAAAGGCCTCAACGGTGAAAGCATACCGCAACTGAGGCAGAGAGGAAAAGGAAAGCATGGCCTCAGCTCCTTGCCGTCGTCCCGTCGCTCCCATCTCGGAGCCGCCCGCAGAAATCACGCTCGCCGCGGTGGCCGAAACCATCACACTCCTGAGTGATCTCGAAGCGCTCTGTGAAGAAGGTTTAGTACGGCAGTTCACCGATGGCTTCGGAGTGGAACGCTTTCACCCGTTCGCGCGGGAGATTCAACGATGAGCTCGCCGACTGACTCCCCCGAACTGCCCAGATCAGTCGGCCCGGAGGACGGCACACCTATGAGGGGGTTAGCCGTCCTCCATCCCCTCAATCAACCGGTGGAGTTCATGCGGTTCTGTCCGCACTGCCAAGAGGAGACGCGCTTCATCGCGCAGATCGAGATGCTGAACGGCTTGTGGGGCTGCTGCGCGAATTGTGGGGATGAGCGAGTGGTGCCCTATACCAGAACGATGGAGGCGGCGTGAAAGCGCAAACGGAGAAATGCGAGAAGTGTGGGGTGCGCCCTTCCGTTGTAGGCCTGAATGGTCTGTTTGGAGTGCTTCAGCTGCGGACTGCAAACCGCGCGGCAACGCGCCGAAGCACTGGCTCGACTGTTGAATGCCAAGAAGGCTTCCTGATGGAGTCGCACGAAATCTTCGAGCGCTTCATGTCGACCGACTGCGCGGGCTGCGCCGGGCAGAAGAAAACCCGCAACGCTTTCTGTTTGTCCTGCTATCAGCAATTGCCGCGCGCGCTGAAAGTTTCGCTCTGGAAGCGGTTCGGAGAAGGCTTTGAGCAGGCCTACATGGCGTGCCTCTCTTGGTTTCGCACGCATCCATTCCAGGGGGAACACCGGGCCAAGCAGCAACAACTTTTCTGATGGGAGGAAGGAGATGGCAAAGTACTTTCTGATTTGTTCCTGGTGTGGCGAGAAAGCCGAAGCTCACGTGCATGGCAAAACCTACTGCGAGCTGTGCGGACACCGGGCCGACGTTCCCCAAAATGCTTGCGATTGCCGCAAGTGCCGGCGACGTTCGGCTCCGCCCCCAGCTCCGCAGAAACGGTGGGCGGCGGCATGACAGACTTTCGCTGGCTCTCGAACTGGACGGTTCCGCTGATTATTTCGCTCGCGTGCGGATTTGCTTTTGTTCATTGCTTCCGGCAGCGACCGCGGATTAAAGGCTGGTTGACGTTTCTGGTTGTCTTCGCGATTGGCACTGTCGGCGATTTCGCTTACGCGATGCTGATCGCATTCAAGGTGATTCGCCCATGACGATCCCTTTTCTCATCGCACAGTCGGACGACCCCGAGCTGCTGGAATGGCTGGCAAAAGCGAATCAAGATGGCGGCGGATTTCTGTCCGCAGTGGCGCGTGCCGCGCTCATGGCCGATCAGGAGAACTATCCGCTGATCCGCCCGCTCATCATGGAGCTTCGCCGGAAGTACCCAAAGTACGAACCGAGCGATGCAGTCAAGCAGGAAATCCGGGAGCGTGTTCCATGAGCAACCTCGTCTCCCTCCAGCACGAAGACCCCGACATCAATGTCCGCGCTTTGGACTTCGTGCGCGGGCTCCGGATGGCCGACGCTGAATTCGAAGCGAAGCGCGCCGACTACTACACCCTGCTGCGGGCTCTGGCGAATGTGGTCTACCGGGCTCGCATCCGCACTGGAGCCAGATTGTGTGACGCCACAGATTTCCGGCTCTGGCTGGAGGAAATTTCCGAGGCGCTGAAGTGAAGATCGAGCGCCGCTACTACGCGGACGGCATGTACATGGAAACGGTGATTACGGTTTCGCAGAGCGACTTGAAACTCTCCGCCGACGAAGACTTGAACTTCTGGAAGGCCGTGGATAAAGCCGCGAAGGCACTCGGTGTCGCTCCGTTTTGCCCGTGCCGTGAACGACCGCACCGGATTTTCTGCCCGCTCGGATTTGAAAATTATTTTCCGGCGAAGAAAGCAGCTTGCGAGGTCGAGAAGTGAGCGAGCACTTCACCCGTTCGACCGTCTCCGCCGCCTTCTACTGCTCGAAGTGCGGGAAGTCTACGCAGCACCGCATCGACGATTGCCGGAAAGGGCCGTGCCTGGAGTGCATCGCAAGGTTGGAAGTCGAGCACAACGCGCCGAAGAAAGAACCCGCCGCGAAGCAGGGAGACTTATTCCATGCTTGAAGTGAGCACCACAACTTTGGGATTCATCGCCGGCGCCGTCGTGATCGTAGAAATTCTCTGCTGCCTCGCCTTCCGCGATCTCGGCTGGAAGCGCGGCTATCGCGAAGGCCAGGACGACGCCTTCAAGTGGTTGCTGGAGTTCGAGACCGAGGTCGACCAGGCCCGCCAGCAGATCTGGCGCGAGGAAGAGCGCAAGGAAGGCAGATTTTTCTAGGCCGGGGCCGGGCAGACAAAGGGAACGCTCGGCCCCCATTTTTTATACTGAAAGTCCGGACCGGAAAGGAATCAAAAAACATGAGGTAATGCCCATGCTGGACGAGCGCGACCAAAAATTGCTCGACGCCCTGCTCGAAATCGCGACCGAGATTCGTACCCTGCGGGTTATGCTGGTCTCGGCCATTGCCCCCGCGCTGCACGATGAGGAAGGGGTTCTAACGCGCGAGGGCCATCTCCGCACCGAAGAGATGAGTTCGCGAAAGGACGAGCCAACCTGAGCTACCGCGAAGAGAAGGGCCAAGTGGTTCTGACCCTGAGCCGGGAGGACTACCAGAAGCTGATGATGGCGCTGGGCTTCGCCACCTCGGCGTTTCTGGCGCGGCCGGGCGAGCTGGAGGGCATCTTGATGCTGATGAACCGGCTGAATGCGGGCAACCCCCACTACACGCCGTACCGGGTGGAAAAGTTATGAACGATCCCAACATCGAAGTCCTGCTGACCGACGAGAGCGAGTTCCACTGCTTCAAGTTGGTGTTTTCGGCCAAGACCGGACCAGCAGAGACCGACCGTGTGCCCATCACGGTCTACCTGCACACCACGCAGGCCATCGATCTATTCTCGAAGTTGGCCGTGCAGCTGTCGAACTACATGAACCAGGCCTCGGCGGAGCTGATTGAGATCAAGAGGCGGAGCTGACGCGCCTTCTCACAGTCCGCAGGCGACATCCTTCCGAGTGGTGCGCTCCGTTCCAACCCTACGTGTGTGAGATTTCCTACCAGTACGCGGGCACAACCGTCACCATCGATCTTGATTCGATGATCACAATGCCGGACTGTGGCGGAAGGTGCTGGAGAGTCGTGGCGAGTGAGTTGCCGCCATATGGCACCCTGGTCTGCGAGCACAAGATCGAGATCGGGGACTAGCCCTTCTCCCCATTCAGGAATTCTCTGTTCTGCCCTCTAGCGATGGCTTCCAGTTCCTCGACGCTGTAAACAAGCTTGGATTGCTCTCCGGTTGCGAGATCCGTGACCAACCAGTTGAGCTTCACATTCCGCAGATTGGGATCTTCGATCACGCCCAGCAGGTAGATCACGGCATTGGTGGGGCTCTCGGCTGCGTAGTCGAACGAGACGCGGTAGTTTTTCATGGTGCTTATCATCCTCAGCCGCGCTGGTCGTTGCAAATCCAGTGCGCCGCCCCGTTGATCGGTTCGCCCTTCGCGTCGACAATTGCGTCCTGGCGAAATGCGGCTCCGGCTCCGCGCCTGCGCTGATGCTCAAACGTCGCCTGATTCAAGGCCAGCCGTTTCTTGCAGAGACAGCAGCGAAAATTCTGTCTTCGCCACATGATCTCGACTCGCCGCTTGTACTCCTTCCAGCCTTCGCGCGTGTCGAGGCAGACTTCCCTGCCGTCCGGGTAGCGGATCACGCCCGGCTGGATGAGTTCGTAGCGGAGCGAGTGCTCGGGCTTGGGGGAGAAGCGCGGAATGGGTCTTCTTCGGATCATGACTCTTTCGCGCCATACGGATAGATGATGTCCCCGGGCTTTTTCTGCGCCTTCTTTCTACGCCGACGACGCGGTTTGCTTTTCTGTTCGATCAGCCGCTTCCATTCGAAGGTGTGGTCGGGGAAATCTTGGCGCAGATCGCGGATCAGTCGCTTGGTCGCGGCCTTCGTTTTGCGGAGGAAGATGAGAGTTTTCTCATCGTCGATCCAGATCGCGTACCAGATGGTGAACTTCGGCTTCGTCATGCGTTTCCCTCAGTGTGCGTGCGTCGTGATCCAGAGCCCGAACGTAGCTGCCAGCAAGCTCACGGTGGCGAACAGGGCGGCAGCCTGCTGGTAGCGTTCCTTCCACCACTCCGATTTGATCCGGAACATCATGGCGTGGATCTGGTGGGCCAAGCAGTCCATCTCGATCAGGATGCGGCCCAGGGCTTCCTGAATTTTGGCTAAAGCGGTTTCAAAGTCCATGGTGAGCTTCTCTCCTCTCGGCCAGAGTGGGATGACGAAGCAGGGTAGTCTCTAGTCCTTCCCGCCGAAACGTTGTAGAACTTACCGCATGTCAGAACTCCAACTCGTCCGGCCGTTCCCATTCGATGGCTTCAACCACCAGCTGTGGCCCGTCCGTGGGCAACTGGGCGAGCACGGCGTCGAGCTCGGCGGTGAAGTGGAGGACTTCACCTTCGAGCCCGGCGATCAGGCCTTCGTCGCGGGGAAAGCGGCGGATGAACAACTGCAAGTGCTTCGGCAGGCGTGGATCGTAGCTCACGAAATCGTTCCACTGCCGTCCGGTGCAGGCCATTTCCGCGAGCATCTGCGGGCAATGCTCGAGCGGTATCGTGCCCGCGAGAATCCAGCCCAAATGCGTGGCCGTGGTCGGGCATTTGATCTGGATCAGCCCATCTTCCCCGACCAGGCCATCCGGGGAACAACCAAAGCGCGGAATGTCGGGATGCTGGACGAACCCGCAGGTCTCGACCAGGACGTTGCGCTCCAGCTCATACGCAGCCCGTGCGAACTGCTCCTGGTCCGCGCCCCACTGCATCTCGCGGGTGATGTGCTTGTAGGCGGGTTGCCCGGTGAGGATCTCGCAGATCAACTCCGCGCGGTAGTCGCGCCGCTTGGCGGCCTCGTCTCCTTTTTGAGTCGTGGCGATCATTTCGGCACAGCGCGAAGCCGTGACCAGCCCGCAACGGGCCTCACGCCATCTCGGGCTTCCCTGCTCGCAGAGTTCGAGGGGAGTCATCGCAGTTCCTTTAACCGCTTGTCTTTGGCGGCGATGTAAGCAGCTTGCGCGTTCCGGTCGTTCGCGGCGCTGGCCAGTTGATAGGCGGCGCGGAACGCTTCCTGCAGCTGCTTGTAATTCGTGGCTTTCCCGATCCGCTGGCAGTGATCGCTCACCACGGAGGATTCAATGCGACCGCTGGAGTGCACGGGCTGACTGGACTGCTGGGCGCCGTCCATCTCTTCTGCCGGCGTCGCCTGATAGCCGGCGAGGACGGCGACCCACGCGAGCACACCACGCAATGCTTTTGCCTGCGCTCGGGTCTGTGCCATCGAGCGGAGTTGGTAGAGCGGCTTGTCGTGCCACTTCTGCTCGTCGTCCATGCACATCGCCTGTGCGGCTCCGATGACCTGGTCGGCGGACACGAGAAGCGCTTCCGCGTGGCATTCGTAGCCGCGCACTCGGCCCTGTTCGAGATAGGTCGTGGTGCGAGCGGCGGAGGTGATCCCGTAGAAGCGCCCCAAGGTCTGCCAGTCCTCGAACTGCAAAAACGTCTTGCCGTTGATGACGCACTTGTTCGGTTTTGACTCGATCACGGCGCGGAGTGCCTGCGCCGCTTTCGCGGCTTCGGCGAGCACCACTTCGGGCGCGCGCTGAATCGCGAGCGTCAAGTTGGGAGCCGGAATGATGGCAGCAGCATCTTCCCCGTTAAGCGGCTGGGTGGACATGGTTCTCCTTTCGTTCGGTCGAGCGGGAGAGGAACTCGATGTAGGCGCGGGTGGCCTGGTTGTGGGAATCGACCGCCGCTTTCAGGATCCGGAACGCGGTGTCGTAGTCCTGGCATTCGTAGAAGGAGATCGCGTTGATGGCGGCTCCGACCACGCGGGCGGCGGTGCGGTCCTTCTCTTTGAGCAAGTGGGTGAGGTTATCCACGCTCCGCCTCCAGCGCTTTCGCGACCAGGGCGTAGTGCTTCGGGCAGAAAGCCAGGTCGGCCTCGAGGTGGTGGACAGTTCCCTTCTCGCAGCAGGGCTGCCCGTCACAGGCTCCGAATGACGATTCCGGGTACTCGTAGGCGCAATCGGGGAGAATGGCGCGCTCGTAGGTGCGGGAAACTTGCTCGGTGAACCGCGTGAACATCGCGGCTGAGACTTGTGGAAAATCTGGGCGGGGAATGAGTGGTAAATTCTTGTTAGGCATCGAGGCCTCCTATCCAGGTCTTTGGTGCTTAGCTCCGAGGGGGTACTTCGAATACCCCCCCGGGGCGCTTACCCGGGAGCCAGCCTCCCGGCTTACATGCTGCTACTTTATTCGCGTCCGCCGCGCATGTCAACCCCTATTTTATGCGCCTTTTCAGCTCTTTGGGACATGTACCCTTGCCCGTCCGCCGCGCATGTGGTAAGCTCGGGCCGTGACCGAGAAAGCGGTACGCGAATATCTCGCGCAGCTGGGCCGGAAAGGCGCCAAGGCGACCAACCAGAAGCTGTCGAAGCAGCAACGGGTTGAGTCGGCACGGAAAGCCGCCCGCGCTCGCTGGGCGAAGAAGAAAAAAGAAAAGGAAAATTCATAAGCCCGGCCTCTTCGCCAATTCTGTCTGGATAGGAGTCAGAACCATGAGGTCTCACATGCTCGTTCCGCTCGCTCTACTGTCTTGCGCGCTCGCCTGGGCGCAGGGCGATTCTTGCTCTCCCTATAGCCACAACCTCGGTCCATTCCCCACCTACACCCCCAACGGCACCGACCACGTGAGTGGCAACCACACCTTCGTGAACTATATGTCGGGCAGCTGCGGCTACACCGGAGACGCTGGGCCGTGTGACGCCGTCGCCAAAGCAAAATCGCAAAGCATCATGGAGGAGAGTGGCACCATTACAGGTGCTCCACTCTTCGTCCACGAGACCGCGACTGCAGATCAGGGTGGGCTGGCTTCAGCCACTAGCCCGCAAATCGCCAGTGCTTCAGCAGAAGGCGGAGGAGCCGTCACCAAATGTGCCTCGTGTTCGTTCACCATGGCGCTTTCTGCGCCGGGTGGAACTTTTACCTTCAGCCAGACTCCGCGCTGGTCGACCAAACAGAACTACACCAACACCTGCCCGGAACATTCGGTCCCCGTGAATAGTTGCGGCACCACTAAGGGCACACCGGGCGTACCTCCTCCCATCAACCCCTGCGGTCCGAGTCCCATCCTGATCGATACCAAGGGCCAAGGCTTCCACTTCACCAACCCCAAAGAAGCCGATGGCTACGTGACCTTCCGCTTTGGCGGGCAACTCAAGAAAGTCTCCTGGCCCGACTGGCGCTACGAGAACGGCTGGTTGGTGTTGGCCGACAAAAACGGAGTGGTGGACGACGCGGACGATCTCTTTGGCAACTACACGGCCCACTCGAACGCTGACTACACGCCGTTCAAGAACACGACCGACCCGAACGGCTGGCTCGCGCTGGCCTTCTACACTCAGCCATCACAGGGCGGAAACGGGTCGGGCGTGATCGACAAGCGCGACGCCATCTGGCCGAAGCTGCGCGTCTGGATACCGAAGCACTGTCACGAAAAACCTAATGAGCCCTGCGTGGCGCTCGACTCGGAACTCTTTAAGCTCGACGAGCTGGGCATCCACTCCATCTCGACCGTCTACACCGCCGTTGACCAGGTGGATGCGATCGGCAACCAGTGCCGCTTCGTGGCCTTGCTGAACCCGGACAAGGGCGAACGGCAAAAATCGCACGATAACAAAGTGGCCTGCGACTTCTTCCTGGCGGTGCGCAAGTAAGCACCCACGCGAGCACCGCTCCGCTCCTCCGTCCGCACATGCCGGAGTTGAACAGCCTGCGCGGTCTGGCCTGCTTAGCGGTGCTCTTTTTTCATGGCCTCTGGTGGTACATCCCCCACAATGCGACCGGCCTCGCGCACTGGCTCGCGCTGGGGACCTCGGACGGATTTCGAGGCGTCAATCTCTTCTTTGTGCTGAGCGGGCTTTTGATCACCGGCCTTCTACTCGACTCTCGCGAACGTCCGGATTACTTCAAGCGCTTCTACAAGCGCCGCGCCCTGCGAATTCTGCCGCCCTATTACATGATGCTGATCCTGCTGGCCATCTACGGCGTCCCGCGCGCATTCCTCGGCATCAGTCTGCTGCACGCGGCGAACATGGCTCCGCTTCTGGGAATTCCGACCTACGGCGTGCTCTGGTCGCTCGGGGTGGAGGAGCAGTTCTATCTCGTGTGGCCGTTGGTTGTGCGCCGCGCGAAGACCAGGATCCTGGTCTTTCTGGCGCTGGGCTTATTCCTGAACTCGATCACGCTGCCCGTCTGGCATGGGGCGCACGGCTTGGCTTTGGGAGCATTGCTTGCGATGTTTTTGCGATCGGAGCGCGGCACCCGCCCAAACGTCTGGATGACGGGAACCACGCTCACCATCGTCGGAAGCCTGCTACTGTGGCTCTCGGCTGTGAACTGGCAGCGCCCGAAACTCCACGAAATATTCGGTGGGGTGGGGTGGGACTTCCTGTTCGGTGCCCTGCTGGTTTTCGCCCTGCTGGTCGGCTCCTCGAGCTACGAGGCCTGGA